TGGAGCATATCCCGACAGATGGAAACTTTCGGTTTTATGGAAGAATTTAGTAAGACAGATTTAACTTTTCATTGTGGTGGATCTGATTTGCCAGGAGGATTAGATATTATACAAGCTGCTTATAATGCTAAAGGACCAGACGCGGATATTTATTTTAAGGTAATTGAAGATTGTAACGAAAATGGGGTATTTGAAACTATTAATTTTAGCCTTTTGGATCTATATGAGGCACCAAATAATGCAGATTGGTATAAGGCTCCTACGGAGGCAGAAAGCTTTCAAACGGTTTTAAGTAAGCGTTATAAGACTAATATAAACCTGCTTTCTAATAAAAGTATTGATAACACCACAATACAAACGCCTACTTTAAAAGAGGTGTTTTTACATGGGAAAGCAATCATAAGAGAATATGAAGCGTTCCCGAATGTTGACACTAAAGCGGCGCTGGCCAGCAGTGACCCGGATCAGACAGATAATCAACGTAGACCACTGCTATATTTTGGGTTTGATAAATTAGTGCGAAACGAATTCGGGATAGAAACCGATGAAGGCGATTTGCCTGGAGTGTATACACTTGGAACAGGATTTACTTATACGCGTGACCCGCTTATAAGCACCTATGATTCCTTTGGAAATTCCAGAATAAGGATAAGGGTAAAAATAGACTCGCAAATAGTAATTGAACGGAATAGGGGTGATTTTGAAACTGTTGAAATCTTCTACTATCTAAAGATTAGAAGGGCAACAGGCGATACTAATATAATTTTAGCCCATGACCTTAAAGGGAATATTTCAGGCGCGTATGATAGCGCAACACGGTTAAATAAAGGGGAATATGTTTCTGATTGGATCGATTTAGTAGCAGGTGACAAAATCTATCTTTACGGAGATATTGATGTAAGGGACGTGGCAGGTCCTTACCGAATGACTTACAGGATTAACCTTAAGAAAACATCTTATCTGAAAATAGAAGGTTATACGGTTTCTGCTGGCTCTAATGGGTACGGATTGTTGGTTCACGATGCTTTAAGCAAGGCAGTAGCAACGCTAACTGGCCAGGACAATATATTTATTTCTAATTATTTTGGGCGGCTAGATAGCTGGCTTAGAACCTATGCTAATAATGGATGTGGCGCCAATTTCTTGCTTACAATTGGCAAGCTATTAAAAGGCAGATTAACAGAGAAAGATAACACCCCAATTGCCTTAACATCTTCCCTTTCTACGCTAATAGAAGCCCTGCAATCTATTTTCTGTATTGGATATACTTACGAGTATGAGCAAGGGGCCGAAAGGGTGGTAATAGAAAATATGGAGTATTTCTTTCAGAATTATGAAGTATTGTCTTTTGATGATATTTCAGATTTTGAGATAAGTCCGGCGCAGGATCTTATTCATAATACTATTGAAGTAGGGTACGAGAAATACGAAACAGAAGAAGTTAATGGGGCCGATGAATTTAATTCTAAACGACATTATAGCACTCCTGTAAGAAAGCACGAAAGCAAGCTAAATTTGCTTTCTAAGCTTGTTACAGGTGGCTATCCTATAGAGTTTACAAGGCAGTCCCGGTTAAGATCGGCTGATTATAAGTATGACAATAACAATTTTCTGATAAGTGTAAAGGAGGATATATTACCGGGATTGCCTGTTTTGCCAGACGCGTCTTATACTATTATCGGAATTACTGACGATAATAAAATATTGATAAGTGAAGATGCAATGCAGCAATTAAGCGAGCCAGGATTCACATTAACAATAACAGGCAGCACATCAAATAATGGCAATTATACAGTAGTCGATTATTATGCTGATGAATTCCTGGGGGCTTTAGGGGAGAATTTAGGAACATTCACTTATCTAACCTTAGATCCTATTCCTGATAATACTGATGATATAGGGACAATAAACTTTAACTATCCGGATACGCCGGGAGAGGACAGGGTAATATTATCATCCCGTAAAAATGATGCTTTTGCAACGTTAACTAATGTTATAGATCCTGCCACAACCTATAACGCTGAAATAAGCCCTGTTAGGAACCTTTTGAGATGGGCTAAATACATCAATGGTGGATTGACTTTTAAACAGCCTACAGAGGTTTTAAAATTCACTTACGGCGAAGGAAATTATTTATTAGAAAGCCAGTTAAAAGAATCTGAAACTTGTTTAGGTGGTGATGTTAACCGGAACCTGTTAAAAGAAAACCAGGATTTTACGTTATCTGCTTTTAATCAATTTAATAAGCTTTGGATTGCTGAATATATTACATTTAAATCAGAATGTACGTATGACGAGTTCCTAATCATCCGGGAGAACCTTCTTCCCGATGTTGCCAAACAGCAAAAAAACGGGTATATTAGTGTTGATTATTTGGATGAACAATATCAGGGTTTCCCGATGGAAGTTAATTACGAACCAAATAAGAGAATTTGCACGTTTAAACTGTTACGCAAGTATATCAAACCAATAATCCAGATAATAGCTGAAACAGGAGAACTATTAACAACTGAAACAACAAACGATTATTTAATAAAGGAATAATGGCAGACGGATTAATACCAATGTCCCAATTTAGCGAACCAGGAACGCACGATAATGATGATTATATTATTATGCTAGTCGATGGCTTAAATGCGAAAATTAAAAAAAGTGATTTTTTAGCGGCGGTCACTACTTCATTAACAACAATATTCCCTAAAACTGGCGGGGAAATTACAGGGAATGTTAAAGTAAGTGGAATATTAGAAGTTAATAGCGATGGCACCCCGGCCCCAAGTGTTTATATATTTTCTTTCCCTTTACACAAAAGCAACCGTACTATAACAGCTATAGGGCACAACATACAGCCACATCCTGAAATTTCGGGCAGTTTTCTTCTGAAAACAAATGGGCTAACTAATGGGGGAATGATGACCGCTTACAGTAATAATCACCCTGCTGAATATAAAGGATATATTCCTGTTAGTGGAGATGGCACACAAGATCAAGTAATTGGTATTGCAGCGTTGGAAGCTTTATTAATAGAGGTCCCTTTACCTACTGCTTAATATAGTTTTACAAATGCCAGCACCAACTAAAACACAGATCCAAATGCTAATTATGAGCAAGATACGCGCCAATGCTGTGTCTAGCTCTAAAACGTTGGGTAGTGATTTAAAAGAGATTTACTCCGATATTCTGGACAAGATATACGGCGCAAATGTGCCTTTAGAATCCATTGAATCCGCTATAGATGCCGACATAAAAACCAATAGCATTGCAGGTGTTAGAATAACCGGGAATAGGCTTAAAAGGTATTTAGATAATTTGGTTTATCTGGCTTATTTAGAATCTGAAAATTTACCCCCAAGATTACAAGCTGAAAGCGGTCTTTATCCTCATTTAACGAATTATTCCACGCGTTCCGATGTTACTATCGGTCAATCTTTACGAGATATTACTAAATTGATGCTGGACAAGATTTACGACAATTCAAGCGGCCCAATCGGCAATACTGGATTTACGTATACATTCGATTTTACATTAGCCTAATATGCCAAAAATAACCTACCCTGATAAAGTAACGGGAGATCAATTTTATGCTACAGAGGCAACAGAGATAAAAACTGTTGTTAATGGCCTAGACGATAATAAAGCCGACAAGACAGAATTAACTTTAAAGCTTGATAAAACGGCAGTTAAAAACGAATTAGGTACTAGCACTACAGACTTAGTAAGCCAAAATGTAATTAGCAATCTAGCCAATCGTTTTAAATATTCAATCCTTTTCCCCAATGAAACAGAGGTTTATGGAGATTATTGTAATGTTAATGAAACGATAACAGCAATAGTAAAAAGCTCCAATGTTTCTACGGTTGAATATCGCACTGACGGCGGGGCATGGAAAAACATTGCAACGGGCGGGAACATGCCATTTACCAGGGTGGCCGGGACGTTGACAGATTACCGGATTACTTTTCTTGCAAATGCGGCAAGATATGGCAGCTTAATAATTGAAGGAAAAGAAAATAATTAATTATGGCGCACGGATTTAGATTATCGCCGGGGGTAGGCATAGTGCCCGCAGGAACTTATATTTATTGTTCTAAGGCGGGGAATGATGCCAACGATGGTTTGACGCCCGAAACGGCAAAATTAACGGCACTAGCGACAATAGTAGCTGCTCAATCTTATACCGGGGCTATTTTTGGCGAGGGCGTATATGAGGAAAGTATATTCGTAACAAGCACGAGCACAAAGCACTATTTTGCAGATGGCAAAGTGATTTTTAGATCAACCGGGAATAACCAATTCGGGGGCAGCGGTTCGGGGCTGTGGCATTTTTATAAAGGTTTCGAGTTTATTGGATATTTGAACATAACGGTAACAAATGGCAATTTGTACTTTTACGGATGCACGCTAAGAAGCTGCAAATTTCAGGGCTACAGATTATATTTTGGACACGATACCTACGGCGGTTGTTTGTTGGTTGATTGTTCAGGCGGGTATCCGGCAACCAATAATACGGCGATTTGCAGTTATATTTTTTGCAAAGTTATAAACACCAATATTCAACACGCGCCCGGATCAACTGTTATCAGAAATTCGGATTTGGATGAAAATTCCACGGCGGTTGTTGCAGGGGCAATTTCAAGTGCTTCATTTACAAATTCCAATATCCGGGGCCCAATTATTGAACGGCCCAGTGTTAATTCTGGCTCTCCTACGACCACTTACGCAAATTTAGCGGCATTTCAAGCGGTACAGCCGACCGCCTTTCCAAATTCATTTTCCCTAGACCCTTTGTACAATAACAAGGCCGGCAATGATTATACTGTGTCGGCATTTTCTCCCAATATTCGGGCCGCCGAAAACGGGAAAAATATCGGCGAAGTGGTTACTGGCGTTTCACACTGGGTAGATCAAACCGTAAAACCAACAAACAAGGCTTTTCTGCCAATTTCGCAAGGCGGTGAAGCGTTTCTTTCTCCTGAATTACAAGTTAGTGCGGATGGAATTTCCATTATTCAGCCGAACGAAAGCGGATATATCATAACCGGAGCGATTGATGTGAGCAACGGCAAAAATGCGGAAATAACTAATATTCGATTGCCTAATAACCTGGAATTTAATACAACTTTCACCGCCCCTAATATCCGAAATATGAACGTGCCGGATGCCAATAATGGCACGGCGGGAGCGGCTGACAGGAACCCCAACCGGTTAAGTGTTTTCATGCGATGGACAACAAGCACGGCAAAACCAACGACAGATTTAGAATGGAATAACCAAGCGTATTTACCTGTTGGTGAATGGGGTTTGTTTAACCTGTTCGAAAAACCATTGGTTGATATGACGGGTAAAACTAGTGGGCAGGTTGATTTTGCATTTACGGCAACAAACAACCGGTTTATAATGGCTAAATGGGTGCAATTTAAGATTGTTCTTATTAACAATTACGCTAAATAATGGCTTTAATCGGGAATGAAACCGCATTACAAACGGGTGATTTATCCGGGAGGCTTACGGGTGTAGTATTAGGGATAGAAAAAGCCAGAGAATCAGAATTAACGGGTTTTATCGTTGAGTATCAGCCGGTAGAATCCTCGGCTATTACAGGATTGATCGTAGAATTTAGTGCCCCATTGCAATTACCCCAAATAATTAGAAGAAACTATTTCAAATAAGAGTTAATATGATTTTTGAGTTTACACGCGCCGAATTAGATTTTAAAGTTATAATAGATGAACCAGGGTTGAAAGATTATATCCAAGTAGATAGGCATACAGGGGCTTTATTGGTGCAGAAAGTAGATTGGGTACATATAAGCAAGGAGCAGCAGATAATTAAAGTTGATGTAAATTCCTACGCAACCGATCAACAAGGAGGCTATATTAAAGGCTCTGGATCACGTGATGGTTCTTTTAATGCGATAGAGCAAGAAAACTTTGATTATTTTTATTTACCTAGCCGGAATGGTGAACAGTTAAGTAAAATGATAATTAACGGGCTGCTTATCGCAAATTATGGTTTTATGATATTTGACCCACAAAGCGGGGAATATTACCCGCCAATTTGGGCTACTGTTGATATAGATGAAACAGGCCAGCAAATTGAAGCCGAAGAAGGGACAATTTACCAGAAAACGGGCGGAAACTTAACTGTTACTGTTATTAACGGCCCAGAAGGGGAATATACTTATCAGATAGATGATAACGAAGCCCAAACAAGCAATGTTTTTGAAGATGTAGCAATAGGAAGCCACGTATTAAAGGTCTATAACTCTTTATCACAAATTGCATTTACTCAAATAGTAACAGTTTAGCCAAATGATTACAATAACAGCCCCGTTAAACGTCAATAATCTAATACGCTGGCATAGTGTTACAGGCGCAGTCCTGCCTTTTACTAAACAGGATGCTATAAATTCAGGTTTAATACAAGGCGATAATTATGATTTTGATTTTAACGACTTCGAGCCTTTAGATTTTGCTACAGGTTCGATATTAGATCAATTAGCAAAACCTAAAAGATACAAACCGCCAGTTTTTGAAGGTGACATAATAAACTTCTTTATTAATACGCCTAACGAGTTCACAGGATTAGATACTAGCAACCTAGCGTTAGGAATGTTTAGAGCGGGTGAATTAGTTGCTGCTAATATTGGCAGCCTTAATTATTTGACTATTGCAGAAGGGTTAAAAATAAGCGGTCAAATTACTATCCCGGTTTTATGTGATGGTACTTATAATTATATCATTTATAATACCATTACAATGGATTTGGTGTTTATTTCCAATCCTGTAGAGTTAATAAATGATGTAAGTATACAATATACATCCATGTTGAAATACCGGAACAAAGCCGATGTATTAGGCTGGAATTATTACGAACTCCCAAGTTTTTATAATACTGTTAGGATTCATGCCCTATTAAGCGATGAACAGACAACAGAAGAAACAAGTGAGTACAATGATGTTAATTACAACATAATTACTCCTAAAATAGTAATAAGAAAGGAGCATACGCTAGAGGTGGATTATTTAGATTCTATTTCACACGATGCCTTTCATATCGCCTTACGTCATTCAGAAGTTTATCTTAATGATAAGCGGGTAAAAATGATAGGAGGATATGAGAGAGAAAATACGCCGGGGTTCGGGTTAAGCCCTGCAACCACAAAGGTACAGGAGGTTGGATTTACTTTAAATTTAACTACTTGTTAAAAAAATAAATATTTGCTATATTTGATTAGTTTATAAACTTTAATTTTCTTATAAGATGCCATTAGATGAAATTTTTGCATCCTGTGCCGAGGTAGAGGCTACGCGGTTTCAGAGTGAATGTTATGAAACTGAATTTTCAGGCTTTTATCACTGGGCCTTAGTAGATCGGGATGCAACTATAGCAAACCGGCAACTCCCCACCGTTGCGGAACTTTTAGCTGCTGAATTAGTAGGTAAAGCCGTAATTATCCGAGATACCTTTGGATCTTTACCGCGTCCTTCTGAAACATCAGGCCGGGAGATTGGCGGCAGACCCGCACAAGTTATTTCCCGCACTCATACCGCAACACTTACAGAACCTCAATTTATAGGTAATGAAGATTTCTGGAATAAGACCGCTAGACGTTCAAACAAAGACTTGTACATCTTTACTGAAAAGCGGATTATCCCTGTTGTTAATCAGTCTTTGACTATCAATCATGGTATTGATTATGTAGAAGGTATTGGGACACAAGAAAACTGGGGCTCTATCGTTATTAGCTGGAAAAACATTGATGTGCCAGTTACACAGCCTTTCTCTGTAGAAGATCGTCAATCCTTAAGCGTATTCCCGGTTTTAGATTTTGGTTCTATCACTGAAAATGTGGCAGGTGATGCCACTATCACAGGTTCTACTGTAACAACTCCTGTAGGTTCTCTAATTGATTTAACAGCTACAATTACAGGGGCAACTACCTATAGTTCTACCGGTACACTGCCAGCAGGTTTGACAGGAACTAGCACAGCTACAGGTTACGTAATTACAGGTACACCAACAGCCGCCGGTACTAGCAAAATCACTGTAACAGGTGCAAACGCTTATGGTATTTCAGGAGGCCAGGAAATTGTTATTTCTGTTACTCCTGCGTGAACTAAGTTCGTTGCTTTCGATGCACACGGACTTGGCACCCCGGTTGAGTCGACAGATACATATTCAGATGGTAGTGTCCCCGGAATAACTAGTTATAAAACATTGACCCAAACATTTGCTAAAAACACAGATGCCCAGGTTAATACAGATATAACTTTCCAATATGCCGATTCAATTAGATTAAGTGATTATTCCCTGCCAATACTATCAGGATTGATTTTCACAGTGAATGGGCAAACGGCAAATATCTCTGGAACATTACCAGACCTTCCAATAGGCTCTGTAACTTATGATATAATGGTTGTAGTTGGTGAAAATGCAGTAAGCAAAGACGCGGCTAGAATTGTGTTTGTCTTTACAGAGTAGATTTTATTACTTAATTTCCGTATATTTATAAAGGGTGGTGGTAGGTAATACTACTGCCCTTTTTATTTTTCTATATGTTAACAGAAGAATTCATTAAGCCTTATCTAAAAGACCCTAATAGGGTTCATGAAAAGTATGATGCCGCCCTAGCAATTAAGCAGGAATTAGAAGTACATACGGATGGGGTATTTCCTGAAAATGAACTTTGTACAGCTAGGCCACATGAAGAAGAAATTCACAAAGAATACCGGAAAAACGTATGGGTTCCTGTCACTAAGCAAGGGGCAGACGAAGTATTAAAACACTCTAAAAAGATACCACGGGCTAACGGATGGGGTGTAATTTTCCCTAAAGAACAAAGCCGGTTAATTAAGGATGGCTTTAGCTTGCGGCAATATATAGAGCAAGACTTTCCGAAATGGGACAATCTTAATAATTTTGTTTTTGGATTCCTTTTAAAGCAAAATTTTAAAGATCCAAACGGGATAATAGCTGTTCTTAATAGAGAACACTATAACGGGGAACCATTAAGCCAATCCGGTTATCTTACTCCCTATCCTTATTATTTTGGTTGTAGTGAGGTAATAGACTTTAAGGAGGATGAATACTGTGTTATTCTGTCTAAAGATCCTGTAAAATATGGAGATGGCAGAGAGGGAAAGAAATTTATCTTTATTGATGCTGAAAGCCTTGTAATTAGTGCACAGATTTCAGATAATGGTTATCAATCTGTTTTATATCCTCATACTGCCGGGACGTTACCTGTTTGGCAGTTAGCAAGCGATTCAATAAAAGAACATTCAGAAAACTATAATCTGTACGATTCTTTCTTAACTGCTGCTGTACCTGCCTGGAAAGAAGCTATTCGACGCTATAGTGACCATCAAGTAAATATGGTTATGCACTTACACCCGGAAAAGTGGATACGTGCTAATGTGGATTGCTCGGATTGTAAAGGGAATGGAGAAGTACGGGAATTAGACCATGAAAACAAGCCCTGCCAAGTAAAATGCCGAACCTGTAGCGGATCAGGAAAGCGGATAGTTCAAAGCCCTTCCAATGTTATGATTATACCCACAACACAGGCCAGGGTACAAGATCAGGAAACTACTATACAAGGTGAGCCTATAGGATACGCCCGCAAACCTTTAGATGCTTTAGATTTTTTAAAAGGCGAATGGCAAGACCGCTTTAAGGATGGGTTTAGTTCTTTAGGTCTTAGAATGTTATATGAAACAGCCTTAAATATTTCAGGCAAAGCTAAAGAGTTAGACCGCCAGGATATAAATACTTTCTTTCATAACTTAGCAGCTCATTTAACTCATATCCATATTTACCGGATTGTTTACTTTGTTAATGAACTAAGATATTCTTTTGTTCCTGAAAAAGAACGTAGAGAGTATTTTAACTCTATAGACTTCAAAGTACCTAATACTTTCGATGTTGTAAACGCCGAATATTTTAGAGAAAGATATGTAGCTGCAAAGCAAAACAACGAAAGCCCTATTCTTGTTCAACAATCAGGATTAGACTATGCTAGAAAAGAATTTGGCGAAGATTCACAGCAATATAAACTATTAAAAGATTCTTATGATTTAGACCCATTACCGGGATTATCAGAGGCAGAAAAGAATGATTTAAGCGCGACAGATCCCAATAATATTGATGTGATTATAAGTCGCCAGATTGAGTTTTTTCTAAAACGTGCTTACGCAGAAAACGAAAACTTTTTCGAATTAGGTTTTGAGCAAAAACTAGACAAATTAACTGAATACGCCCAAAATACTTTAACACGTAGAAACAGAAGCTTATTGAATGTTGCTGCCCCTGCCTAAATATAAGCAAGAGTTAACTATCTGTCTATTTTCCGGGATAGATGGCAGCGAAGCGTGTTTTTATAGTTTTATTATTACGCTTAACTAATGGAGTTTAAAGGCTTAAATAAATTCGATGAATTGGAAGAAAGGATTTCGGCAGCGTTATCACAATATGAAACGTCCACGAATAAAGCAACGGTGCAGGTTCTTGAAGAATTGCAGGACTTACTAGGTGATCTTAAAAAACAAGGTCAGTTATTTGCTAAGTCAAAAGAAAACTTGCAAATCATTAATAAGCTTAATTCACGCATTCAGGCCATTATAGAGAGTTCCGGTTTTTATAGTGGCGTATCTACCTTGCTAGGTGAATACGTTGAATCCAGTACACTTATAAACGCTTATTTTGGCTTAAATTTTAAAGACTTTAATCCCGCTAACGCAACCTATAAACAATTAACTAATTTCTATATAGAGAAAACAGCTAATGAAATAGCGGATATAGTTAACGGTGATTTAGTAACAGATGTTAAAAAGATACTGCGGGATAGTGTAGAGAATGGAATTAACTCAACCCGTACAAAAGCTTTATTAAAAGAATATCTGGCAGATAATAAAAAGTTAGTTAAGTACACCAAAACAATTGCCAGCGATTCTTTAAATCAATATGCTGCTAACTATACTTTAGGTATTGCGGAAGATTTAGACCTAGAGCATTATTATTACAAGGGCACTAAAATTGAAACTACGCGCAGTTTTTGCAATGTAAGATCCGGTAAATACTTTACGAAAAAAGAAGTTGAGGACTGGGCTAGTTTAAATTGGTCCGGTAAAAACCCTGCTACTAATAAGGACAATATCTTTACCCTTAGAGGTGGCTATTCGTGCCGACACATCTTTATTCCAGTAAGTGAAGAAGTATACAAGGCACGTGTAAACAATGCCACTATAAAGCCTGTATAACATTTATTTACTTAATGCAAATAATTACGTATAAAATAATTATATTTGTTTAATACAATATTCACATAGACTTTTAAAGTTATGCCCGACGAAGAATATACAGTAGGCTCAAACCCTAACGAACCAAGACCAGAACGCCCAACTGCTTCTGCCTTGTCGGTAGAGCAAACAGAAACCGGCCAGAAAGTAACCAAACGCAGCCGCAAAGTTGTAGAAGATCAGGTTTCAGGAAATGAAATAGAAGCTGTTACGCTTGAAAAAGATGGCCGCCAGTTTACCATTGCTAAGTCTGTTTATGACGTAGAAATGGCAAAACCTGAAACCCGCGAAGAAATTAAGCCAGGAGAACCCATTTATTTACGGAATCCTGATTTAATTGGTGCTAAACTTGTGAAATAAATCACGCCCCTAAACCCTAATAAAAAACATTATGTTATTATCGGAATTATTGCAATCAGCCGCAGTCCGAAGCGGGATAAAAAATGATGATCCTTCTTTAATTGCTTTGTTGGGGAACCCTGCAATTCAGATTGAAGTGGATAACACAATAGCCGAAAGTGTTTCTAAAAACCTGATGGATTTAAATGCTGCTAAAGCAAATCCTTTGGTTAAAGCACATTTTACCAGTACTGCCCTTTCAACCGTTGATGCCAAGATTGCTGAAATGGTTTCAGAGTATGAGCTTTCAGAAGATATTTTATCCGATAAAAGCACATACAATAAACTAGAATCAGTTAAAGCCGCATTAAAGGAGAAGATTGCTACTGCTGGCAAAAAGTCAGATTCACCGGAAGCGAAAGCACAAATTGAAGCCTTGCAAGCCCAATTAAACAGCCTTAAAACTGAAAAGGAAACAGCCGTTAATGAGGTTAAGCAGCAATGGGAAAGCGAACGTTTAAATAACGCTATTTCAAGCCAGTTTAATACTTATCAATGGAATGATTCTATTCCCGTGTCTATTCGGGAAACAGTTGTAAAGAATCTGTTAGATCAGGAATTGCAAGCATCAAAAGCAAAGATTAAACGTGCTGAAAACGGGATTACATTAGTAAATGCAGAAGATGAAACTTTGCCTTTCTACATGGAAAATAAACCCGTTTCCTTTAAGGAATTTACCGATTCTTTAATGAGTAAGCACAACCTTATTAAAACTGTTGCCGATCCTGGGCAAACTACTACTTTCAATACTACTGTGGACCCTAAAGGGCCAGCCAATAGAATGCCCAAATACCAACAATCCGCTATAGATCAATTGAAGCAATCTTTAAAAGATCAAGGCGTTACTATCTAAATAAAAAATGGCAACTGTTAACTACACTGCGGGAGCTTGCCCTGCACTCCTTTTTACCCAATTAGAAATTATGAAAGGCAATTCCCCAGGTGAATTAATTTCTCCTGTTGGACTTGTTCAAGCCTTGAAAGATCCTACCAACGTAAGTACTGCCGAATTTGAGCAAGTTGGTGACGGCTCTGGCCACAAAAAAACTGTTCGGGTTGTTTCCCGCACTCCTGTTGCTGCTAGTGCTGTTACTGATGCTTTTGCTTGTGATGCCGGAACAGCAGTACCCCGTACTGAAGCGTTAGTAGATTTAACACGTCATTCACATTTAGCCCTGCGTGTAGATGAAAATGCCGTACGTGCTTTGTGTGAAGAATATAGCAACTACACCCGTTTGGCCGGTATTGGCCGCGCAGGTGAAGCCGCCGCTTCTTTCTCTGTAATGCGGGAAGTATACGAAACTGTGCAAGCTGGCTTTGATGCAATGCGCATCAACATTAACAGTAAGCTTAACACTGCAATGGCAACCCGTACAGGTACTTTGGTTGGTGGTGCTGCTAATGGCACTTATGTCGTACGTAAAGCTGATGGCTCGCCTTATTTGGATGGCCTAGCACGTTTCAAACAAGACGTACGCAAAACCACAATGACAGGTGCCCCGATTCTGGTAGGCTCTGGTTTATGGGAGCTTACTAATACTGCCTTAGATTATGGTTGCTGCAATGATGGCGGCACTGATTTTGGTCAAATGGCCAGAAATGCAGGGTATAAGTTTTATGTTGATGATTCAACTGGCACTGTAAACGCTAACCCGGATATGGCCATTGCTTTTATGCCTGGGACCGCGCACCTGTTGACCTTTAATAAGAACGTTGGTAATTTCGCTAAACCTATTGGGGTGCGTGAAAGAGGTACTATCGTTGATCCTGCTGTACCTGGACTGCGCTATGATATTTCCATCATTCCTAATGAGTGCGGCGAGTTCTACGACGTGTACCTGGATCTTGATTTTGATTTGTGGACTGCCCCAACTACCTTATTCCCTGCCGGCGATGCCCGTACCGGCGTTAATGGTATTTTTAAAGTAATTGCAGATGAACCTGCAACCGTATAATTACGCGCTATAATTCTGATTTATTAGGTTTAAGAAAGCCAGCTACCAAGTAGTTGGCTTTCTTTTTTTAAGTAATTAACGTATATTTATTTAACATATTAAAAATTATTATGGACTGTTTGAAAGGAAAAATATCTTACAGGTATTGTCCCGGTGAAGATCTTCCCGGAACCTTATTTATTAATGATCTTCCCGGTATATCTACGCTGCTTTTAAATGATCTTTCAACGCAGGAGTTAGAAACTTTTGACGCGGTATTCCAAAAGATTGAAAGGCTTAGTTTAAGTTCCTTTGCAGCCAAAATTGAAAGGGCTATGTCGGAGAACTACAATACAACCCATAGCCTTTATACTTCGCCCCAATACGATCTTATAAGACCTTTGCAGCATAGTGTAATTGGCTCTTATGTGAATCAGGTATTTGAAATCCCGACAAGCAAGTACACAACGGCCAAAATAAAAGATATTAAATTCTTTTCCTTAAATGAGTATTCAGGCGCATATCTTGAAATTATTGACTTACTAAGCGGGGAAACAGTTTATTTTATTCCTGCTGTTGAAGTAGTAAAAGGGATAAACGTTGTTGAGGTAGATAAGGAGTTAGAAACCGTTTTTAAATCCAATTACTTTGCGGTCCGGTTAAATGCTGAATTCTTGGATTTAGCAGCCTTTTATAATGATGGCAGCGGGGATTGTGGTTGTAATGGCAATTTAAGGCAATATCCTGCCGATTTAACGCAGTTATTCGAAGAAGATGGAACAACACTAATCGCATTAACTTTAGAGGATGTACGAGCCACTAATAACGTTTATCTGGCTGTTGATTTTGAATACTACTGTGACATTTCAAAATACGTATGTGCTAATAGTGGAATGTTCTTGCGGGGATTACTATATGAGTACGGAGCAAACATCTTAAATGAGGCTCTAAATTCTGATAAGGTTACCTGGGCAGTAAAGGGGAACCCTATCCAGAAGCGGGAAACGATGGAAGAATTTTATAATGAGGCTGCCAACGAAATGAGGGCTTCAATTAAAAAGATCCCCTTTAATTCCCTGTGTGCTGATTGTTACGGGAAGAATGGCAATTTATCATACGCTAATATGTTAGCCTGATGAATATTAAGTTTAATAGTAGCTTGCCAGCTTGGATAACTGCCAATAAAAAAATGATTGAAAGGCTTAAAGATCCTGATAGGGTTTTAAAGACAGCCGCCCTTAATTCTGTTGCCTTGATTTCAGAAAGGATACAAGTTTTCGGGAAGCTTTCTAATGGGTCTGATATTGGCGGTGGGAAAGGATATTCCACTAAAGCAATACGGGCTTTTAATACTTCTTCTGGCCGGCGTGGGTTTGGCAATTTTGGAGCATTAGCTACTAAAAAGCAGATGAACGCCAGAACAAGAAACCAAGATGATGATACCCAATTCGACTACGGGTATAAGGAGTTTAGGGAATCACTAGGAAGGCAAACCCGCTATATAGATTATACTTTATCTGGTGATTTAATGCAATCCTTTATCGCGTTAAAAGATGGCACCCGCTTTTATGTAACAGGGTTTACTGATAAAGATAATGCAGATAAAAAAGAATGGCTTGAAAATATGCACGGCATAGCTTTTGAACTAAGCGAAAAGGAAATTGATTTAGCTTTTAAGGATATACAAAACGATGTTAACAAAATTATCACAGGAAGTAAATAAGCTAAATGAAGGCATTAAAGCCGATTTAAGGCATTTAAAAGTTATTGCTATAGGGTTATGTCGTTCTATCCCAGATCAAAGGGGAGAGGGTAATTTTAACTACTTTCCAGAGGATAATTCCAAGCCGGTTAGCCTGGATGAAAGTTCTGATGTATACCTGTGGCATACTTTAGACAATAGTACTGTAGAAACTATTAATACCAGATCAAAACGGGATATTTATACGGTTGCAATCGTGGTTTTTACCAAAAAATCCAATATAGATGTATATCTAAAAAGCAAACTTGAAAGCCTAATACCCGACTTTGAATACCTAAACGCGGAATATACAGCATCAACTATATTAAACACGTATAATATTAACATAGATTTCTTTAAATTTGAATATAATTTATTTGTAGTGCGTTACCAGATTAAAGTAAAAATTGAAAAACTTAACTGTGTTATTTGTATTCCTAGACCAGATGGTCCTAACGTATCAGTAGATAATACTACCCTTGATAGTGTTTCGCTTAAAATAGAATAAAAATGCTTTTACAAACCCAAGTTAGTGGCACATTAGACGCGTTAGAAATATGTGCATGGTTATTAGGAATTATTGTGGTGTTGATTGGTGTAATTTGGCGAAGTAACGAAAGCAAAGCGGGAGAACGCCACCAAGATATTTTAAAATTAATTAATGGCATTGCAGCAAGACAAGACCAATTAGATTTAAGGCAAGATCAATTACACGAATTCCAACGCAATCAACAGAACGAATTACTATCAACAAAATACGAATTAACAACCCTTAGAACAGTTGTTAACCTGTTACAAGGCAAACCAATAATTTTACACGATAATGACAAAAACTAAACAACCAATAGGTAAAAACCCTAAGCCAAGACCAACCCGACCAGTAAAGAAAAAAAACAATGTTAAGGGAACTAAATAGGGAAGAAAAAGTATCTGTTTTACTTTGCTTAATCGCATTAGTCTTTTGTTATAATGCCTATTCTTTGTTTGGTGGAAGCATGGTATATGTTGGCTTCCCTTTCTTTCCTGGTCACATGGAGCCTATTCAGTGGTATGCAAAGGATGTAGGTTTTCGGGTATCAATATTCCTATTAGCCGCCTTAATGTATCATCTTATTCGGAACGGATTAAACCGTAAATATGATATGCTTTTACGGGGCACTGTGGGCTTTCTAGCTAAAGATATACTGGATTATATTGTTTCATACGATCAGTTTACAGCCTTTTGGGACATAGTAGCTTACATTGGCATTATTTTATATGTAGTATTTAAGAAGTGAAAAATATTAAATCTTATTTCGTGGAATTGTTTACCATAATGGCCTGGATAAGCCTATCAGGGTATATATTTTTCTGCACTTTTAGCGGTATTAAAGATGAATCATCAGTACGGGATGCCTGGAATTTACTATTATTTATCGGTGGATACGTATGGGCCAAAAGCACAGACAAAGAAAAGAAAAGCACCAACGAAGGAACCACAACAGCCGAAATTTCAGCAACAATAACACAGCAGCCAAGTAATGAAGAAAATAACCCTAAATGAATTAAGTGAATTAGCCTGTAAGTATGATTTAGAACTTGCAGACGTACAAGCGGTTTTTGAAGTAGAGGCAGCCGGGAATGGCTTTTTGCCGGATGGAAAACCAAAGATCCTGTTTGAACGTCACTGGTTTAGAAAGTACACAAATAGCGTATATGACACTATTCACCCTGATATATCTAATAAGCTTACAGGCGGTTATAAAGGCGGTTTAGGTGAGTGGGCAAGGTTTGACAAGGCAAGTAAGCTAAACGGCAATAAAACCAGAGAGGCAGCCATTATGGCCACGTCCTGGGGTGCTGGACAGATAATGGGATTTCACTATAAAGATTTGGGCTTTGAAACACCACAGGATTTTTTAAATCAGAATTTTAAAGGGGAGGCAGAGCAGTTTGAAATAATGCTAAGATTTATTGCCCTTCCTAAAAATATATCCATGTTTAAAGCGTTAAAGGGCAAAAGGTGGGCAGACTTCGCAAGACTTTATAATGGACCGCAATACTCCAAAAATAAGTACGACATCAAGCTGGCAGCCGCATACCAGAAGCATAATAATTTATTAGCTTAAATAAAAAAGCCTTTAGAAATTCTAAAGGCTTTTTTATTGTTTTTATAATTTAAATTCGTCCTGAAATTACTTTACTTAAATCTTTTATCACTTCATCTCTAACATCAATTGAAGCATTTAACTTGTTTCTAGTAGCCATTAAGATTCTATAAGAATCGTTTTCAATAGGCGCAACACCATTATTTTTGTCTATCATATTTCGCATATCTTTTAAACAGCTATTTAATAATATTAAATTCAATTCCTGTTCTTTTTGGTAAACTCCGATTAATATTTTAATGTCTTTCATTTTCTTAGTTGTTAAATTGTTATCCTTAATTGTTATACAAATATACGCCAAACGTATAATACAAAGCAAGAGAAATTTAAATTATTTTTCTTGCAACATATTCCGAACTTATATGTATATTTATAAAGGTTAATTTTCTTATAAATACAGCACTTTTCTTTATCCTTTTTGTTTTTGTCTTTTTGTTAATTGCTATCCATCTGTAAAGCCCCCGGTTATGCTCATCCGGGGGCTTTTGCATTTTATCGGGTTGGGTTTCTTCTATTTAACATAATACAATTTATAAGGCAAAATCATTTAGGATCTTTTAAAGATTGTTTCTTATTATCTTTTTCTATTTTTCGTATTAACTTTGTTAACACTTCTTAAATTATTAAGGTTATGAAAGATAATCTGTCTTTTGCGGTTGCCACTATTTCCTTAGCTCTTATTATATGGGGCGGATATGATGCTTTAACAGAGATTAATAATTACAATGGTGGCCAGGGCTATGTGATACTAGGTATTGGAGTAGTTATGTTGATTGTCCTTTTCTTTTTCAAAAAAAACGATAAGCCGGGAAGATGAAAGAATACAAAGTAAAAAAGGGGCAGTTTTATTTTAACCCTAGAACGATTGGCATACATACAGGAGTAAAAGAAAAGCAATGGAGGGTTAGATTTAATGAATCTTGTCTATATGATAAAATTGATGCTGAAAATGATTGGAATAAGGGCGCAGGATGGTCTTATGGTTTTAATATACACGGTGATTCTGTTAGATGGGCATGGAGGGCCGATAAGCAGTATAATGCAATAGAGATTTGTATTTACCTTTATCAGAACGGCATTAGAACCACTAGCAAGGAAAGTATTTATGTCCCTATCAATCAAGATATATTTATCAGATTAAGGGCGAACGGGGCTTTTGCAAGCTTGTTTACAAGGGAGTTCGAAACAGGTATACGGCGAAGTATTACAGCACCATTCACTGCAAAAAAACGTTGGGGGCGTTGGTCTGGATTGTATTTTGGTGGCAATGCAAGCGCGCCTAAAGATATTACTATCCACATGGAGAAATTGCAATTACAGGAATACTTGTAATTATGCTGGCTACTAAGGAGAAACAGCAAGCTAATCTTTATAGGCTCGAATTAACAGAGTTAGGCGTAAAGAAAGTATCTTTACAAGATCGCTTTATTACAGATGATAAAGCGCAACAGTACAAACGTAGGGCTTTATTATTTATGATCTTTTTAGTTTATCCTTTTTTCGCATGGTAAAAAAATACTTATATCCTGGCTTATTAGTGCTGGCAGTCCTTATTATGACAGGAGCCTTAATTTCTAAGTGTGCCAGAAATAAGGCTACTGATAAGCATACAGAAGTACGGCTTAATATTGTTAATCAGGATATATTAGAAACAGCTAAGGCTGATAAATACCGCAAAACTATAGACAGCCTGAAATTAGCCGTTTTAATCACTTCTAAGCAAAAGGAATACGTTTATATACCCATCAAGATAAAAAGTGATTCTATAGTAAAAGAATACATTAAAATACCTACTCCTGAAAACTGTGATAATGCTGTGGCAATTTTACGGGTTCGTTCTAATTATGCTGATTCCTTAATTACCGATCTTAAAAAGATCAATACATTAAACGACACTTTAATATCCTCTTATAAGCGCACTGTTATTGCAAAAGATAAAACTATATCAGATTTAAACACAGGTTATGAAAATGCAATAGAGGCTTTAAAACAGGCTAAAAAGCCTAAACGTTTTGGTTTGGGTGTTCAGGCTGGCGCAACATTAGACAAAAAAATAAACCCGACTCCTTATATTGGAATCGGGTTGTCATATAATTTGATAAGATTTTAATTAATCCCTGTGGACATAAAGCCACCTGCGCCACGTTCTGTATCTTCTAATATCTCTGATTCTATCCATTCTATTTTTCGATATTTAGCAATTATCATTTGCGCTATTCGGTCCCCATCATTTATAATGAAGTCTTGACCGCTATGATTCATTAATAATACTTTAATTTCTCCAATATAATCACTGTCGATTGTCCCCGGCGAATTTAACACAGTAATTCCATGTTTTAAGGCCAATCCCGAACGTGGCCGAATTTGGGCTTCATATTCATCAGGCAATTGCATATAAATACCTGTAGGGACTAAAACGGCGGCTGTTGATGGTATAACCATAGGTAGTCCAATGTTTGCTTTTAAATCCATTCCTGCGGATTTAGAAGTGGCATAATGAGGTAATGAATGTCGGGATTTATTAATTACTTTTACTTTCATTTTGTTAATTGTTTTAAGATAAGGCTTCTGCTATCCAAGATTGTGTTAAGTTAAAATGCTCTGCAATATCGTAAGTACTTAAATAACTTTTCTCTATTGCGTAAGCTCGTATTCTATTTTTCTTGCTTTTGTAGGAGTTTAATAAATTTTCAAACTCTAAATCTAATTCAAAGGGAAACATTATTATAATTGAGTAAATGTAATATAATTTCGCAAACAGGCTTTTAACTCTCTTAACCTTCCCATAGCATTATAAAGCTTAGGATATTCTTTATCAGGGACTAGAGATAACTCTTTATCTGCTTTCTGTATTTCAGATTCAAGCCAGCTTTTATAGTCTTTCATTATTTTAATTCTGGTAAAGGGCGGTCTAGGATGCTGGATTTGTCAACGATTGACCTAACCCCGATGGCAGACCGATAATCTGATACATATTTAGTCTTCGCCTTTTCAGCACAGTCTTTACGGTCTTCCTGGATGGCTGCTAAGGCGTAAGCTTTCATGGCTTCTAAAGCTCCGTTATACCATAATCCTTCAGGCTGCTTATATCCATCAGGGAAAGCCCTGTCATAAATTTCTGAAATTTTCTCGTCTAAAATTTTTTCTGCTGTTTTCATATTGTTCTGGGTTGTGGTTAAAACTTACTGTTGTTAACTAATCGGTCTAAATCTCTTATATCCTGCATGGTGGAACAGCCTTTAAACAATAAATCCCCTGCGGTAACATGTGTTAATTCACCATCACGAAAATTTACGCAAAAAGGGGATTTAAAAAGCAGTGTAAAAGTTGAAGCGATATTATTTACTGTTTGAATTGCAGTGGACTTCTCCCATCCTGGTTCTTTCTCTAACCTTTCCAAACTTATTGGTTCGGGGGTTGCCCTATCCTGCTCTTTCACCCAGGCTTCACCTTCTTCTAGTATCTCTATATCCCTCACAATTTCGCGGGTTTCCGGGTCTGTAGGGGAAAGGAATTCGAATTCACGCTTCTCATTAGCCTCGAATGTTTTTTCATCACCCCAAAACCCTAAAGAAAAGTTGCTATTGAAGCACAAAAAAGGCTCGTCAATAAATCTTGGTTCATCAAAATCCCGTCCGGAGGGCCAAAGGAATCTTAGCTTAAAAGCTTCTTGCTGTATCTGCCGGGATGTTTCAGGTGTTACCCTTACTTTTGTATTTGCTAATTGCTGGGCACAGGTGACGTTGATGATCTCGCCAGTATCTAAAAGTTTTATTTTCATGATAATGTTTGCTTAATATTATTTTTATATTCCCACTTAAAACCATAGGCTGTCATATGTTTCCCTTTCAAACAGTGGCAGATATTAGACCATTGATAACCATCAACCATAGCGGATCTAATTGATACATATTCTTTTAAAATGTCGCCCGTGTTTTTATCTATTTTTAAAACAGGTTTAGATTTAGGATTTAACTCCCCCGTACACCCTTTTAAGGATGGCAGCCTGTTAATCAAGGTTTCTTTGGGCATGGCCTTCATTCTGGCTTTGCATTTCTCTCTTGTTTCTTCTGTAACATCATAATTCCTATGGCACTTTACACATAGCTCAATATAATCATTGATGTCTTGAGAATACTCCCTCCCTTTGATTAAGGCCCACTCATATTTTTTCTTACCTGTTTGTTTACAAAAGCTACAAACACCCGCCTTCTTATTCTCCTTGTTTATAATTTTATGAAACTTTGAATACAATGAATGTGGTGTGCCTTTAAAGCTTTTCTGCTCTGGCTTGGTGACTTCTACTGTCTCGCCTGTGTCGGTGAATCTTATTTTCATGGTTTTAGTTTTTATTGTTAAAAGTTACCGCCAAAATTGTCCTGAATAATTCCTTTTATCCTGTGACATTCCCAACTAGCATAACCACGCAATTGGCTCCTGTCTTTTCTTTTTCTTATTCCGCCTAAATCAATTCCTTTATTAATTTTCTTTAGGTGGTAACGGATATTTTCAAGGGAACAACCTGTAGCGGCTGCTAATTCATTCCGGGACATTTTATCTTTATTAGCCTTTATAAATTCACTTCGGGCTTGTCCCCTGGCTGATGGTGGCAAATTATCAAAATCTATTTTCACTATACTAAATCTAAATCAATTCCTAAATTCAATTCCTGTTCTTCTTGTAAATTTAAATCAGAGGCTTTTTTCTGTTTTATAAGCTTTGGTTTAATAGTCTTTTCTTTGGGTTTGCTTCTATCTTTAAGGTAAACAGTATATTTAAAACCTCTTTCATCTACTCTAATTTCTGGCCTACATCCTTCTATCTGTTTTGCAAATCTTACAGGATCGTACCCCGGTTGTTTTTCGGTTTCCGTTAAGTCCCCGATGCCATGCGCTTTCCTTGCCATATCTTAAACTCCTAATATTGTGTATTTTTCTTGCAATAATTCAGCGTAATTTTTCTCTGTCTGTTGGTTGATACCTGTTATTGTTTCCAAGTATTCAATTTTTGTTTGCAGGTTTTTGATAGTGGATACAAGATCAATGGCGTTTACTGCTCGCCATTCATTAACGCGGGTGTTTTCACTTTTCCACCGGGAGAACAAAACGCCGTGTTGCTGCATGTATTCCAGGTTATTGGTCTCTAATTCTGGTAATGCTTTCATTATATTAAATCTAAAGTGTTTATTAATTTTTTTATTAAAGGCTGCTCTATTCAAGCAGCCTTTTTGGTTCTTTCTTCTATAAGCTTATTTACAGCAGCAATCTTTTTTTCTAATTGTTCTTCTGAATATGTATTGATTTTCAAAAGACCTGCTTTCTGTTCATGATCTTCAATAACTGGATTACTTAAAGCTGCTCTATATTCAGCCTGTAATTTAATAATGTCCATTGCTGGCTTGTCCTCTTTTACAGGCTCTTTTACTACTTCTGCCTTTTCGTAATCCATTTCTTCGGCTGGCGTGGCTTCGTATCCTGCTGCTTTCATTAAGAAGCCCAAAGGAAGCCTATAGGCTTTACCTGTTGCCCTTGTTTGTGCCATTGAAGCAATAGCGTATTCTTGAAAGAACTTCTTCCCTTGCTCTTTATTTGAGCACACAGTAAATCCGCGACCTACTACTGTGTTAGTGTGGATATTCAACAACTCAACAACAGCACGATACTTAATTTCTTCCGGCGTGCTTTCGTTTACAAGGTCAGTTACTACCGGGCAAAGACCCATAGACATTCCCGCAAAGGTCCAGGCCTCAATTAAAACATATTGTTTGCCCTGAATCTGCATACATAGCTTCCTGTCATTTATAAATTTTGCAAGTTCATTAGAAAGGGCTAAAATGCTATTGCCTGATGTAAGGCTATATTCTTGCATTTGGTTTTTGGTTTTGGCTACTGCTGTTTCCATGTTATATTATATTATTTGGTGTACACTTCTTTCATTCTCTTAGATAAGTCCTTAAACTTACAAATTATTACTTTCTTCATGTTTATTGCTATGTTTGTTTTGATGTCTCAAAGGTCTATAATAAAAACGATATACGCAATACTTGGTTTAAATAAATTTTAAATAAATTTTCAGTAAAAAATATTTGGGTAGTATTTAAACTTTTTCGTACATTTGTTTGTATCTAATGGAAACAGGATTAAAAATGACAATAGAACAAGGAAATAAAAGAGAATATAACCCGGAAGATAAAGTTACCGGCAGCTTGTCTATGAAAAAGAAGCAATGGGAGAGATTAAAAGAATTAGCTAAAAAAGAAGGATGCAGTATGTCTTATTATGTTGCCAATAAATTAAAATTATAATGGGGCTTGTAGAAGAATGGAAAGTATTGCCGGGATTCTTAAATTATGAAGTATCGACAAAAGGCAGAATAAGGAGCATGGATAGAAGTGTTAACCATTTTAAAGGCGGCTTTGCATTAAAGAAGGGGAAATTAAGGGCGCCAACAGTATCAAATAGTGGATATTTACTGGTCAGGCTTTGGGTAGATGGCAAAGGAAAGAATTTTTTAATCCATAGACTTGTAGCATTAGCTTTTATACCTAATGATGGGAATAAACCATGTGTTAATCACATTGATGGTATTAAAACTAATAACACTGTCGAAAACTTAGAGTGGGCGTCTTATAGTGACAATATTATACACGCCCACGCAAATGGATTATGTAAAAAAACGAGATCGTCAGCCAAGTTTGGGCTTCATTTTAAGAAGAGAATAAGAGCAGTAAACATACAGACCAATAAAGAGATTATATTTGATTCGATAAATGAATGTTCTACAAATTTAGGAATATCTAGATCAAGAATTAGTTTACGGCTTAATAAAGGAGGATTAATAAAAAAGATATATCAATTATTTTTCGTTTAAAATCAATAATATGGAGTTCCAAGAATATCACATTAGCCCAAATCAGATAACCATAAAATTTAACAACGGTAGCACGATAACGGACCTTAAACAATTCCTTTCACAACATGAATCTTACATAGCTAATATGCGCGAAGGGAAGGCTCGAACAGCCTATTTAAACCGATACAACAAAGTTAAAGAACAATTAAACAACCAAGAAAATGGTACTACAGGAAATCTTTAAAACCAACCCAGGCTTATTAGAACAGCCAGAAGTAAAACACCTTATATCCTATGTTAGCGAGCAACACAGGATTAATATTGAAAAGCTAATGGAAGTGAGAGCAAAAGAATGTGGTGCGTTAGAAGCTGTTTTTAATAGTGAAATATTCGTAATTGGCGGCACACCTGCTAAAGAAGCTTTACAAAGAGTTGTCCAAATTTTAGAATAAGAAAAGATGAAAACCTTAAACATTACCCTCAAAAAGAAGTGGTTTGACATGATCGCGTCAGGAGAAAAGAAAGAAGAATACCGGGAGATAAAACCCTATTGGCAATCTAGGCTATGTTGCGGCTTCCCTACTTTATACAGTGCTAAAGATTTTGATATAGTATCTGCCAATAACGGATATGCTAAAGACTGCCCAAATATCAAATGGGAGCACAAAGGAACAAGGATAGGAGAAGGCAAGCAGGAATGGGGCGCAGTTCCTGGGGTGAAATATTTTATTTTAGATATAGGAGATATTTTAAAACCATAATTATGGAAACCAAAGAGCAAACCGGCCATATTACCATAACGGCCAAAAAAGAAGGGTTAGAAACGGGCTATACCGTAGACGTGGATTATTCAGCGAAAAGTATTAAATTAAGCAATAAATCAGGCTTTGCTATCTTCTTGCCCTGTAAGCTAATAGGCATTGCATTTACCGGAGAAATCTATTGGCTGCAAATTCCCCTTTGGCTTTTTAATAAAAACTATGCTTTTTATAATACTTAATAAATAAAATTAATATCGTTATTTATACGTAAGTAGTTACACTCATATGTAAAATTAGCGTATCTTAGCAACGCGGAATAGGAAAAAGCAGTGAAGTTATCAGAAAAACCCGTAACGATTATCCCGAAATATGCCTATACCCAATCAGCCTACAGCAAGGCTTATGGGTTAGATAGAAAAACAGTATATAACATGATGAAAGATAAGAGGCTAAAAGTAATAGAAATAAACGGAGCTAGGTTAATTCTGGCAGATGTTAGTTAAACTAACAGGGCTTTTTTTTGCCCAAAAATCCGCATAGTGTGGAAAGTATAACAATTTTAATTTTATGATATGAAAAAAGACGCGTACTGGTTCTCACATGATAGCAATGCTAGCAGTGATGAAAAGATTTTAGAACTACGGTCAGAGTTTGGATGGGAAGGATACGGATTATTCTGGGCAATTGTTGAAAAGCTTAGAGATTCTAAAAATTACCAATACTCTAGCAATGCTACAGCAGGGCTTGCACTTAGCTTATGTATTGATAAAGACAAGTTAAAGCGATTGTTGGATTTATGTATTTCCTTAAAGCTTTTTGTTGAAAAAGATGGTTTTTTTTATTCTGAATCTTTATTAAACCGGATGGAAGAATTAGAAGCAAAAAGGCGCAGGAGAGCCGAAGCGGGGCGTTTAGGGGGGCTTGCCAAAGCAACGGCACAGCAAAGCTCTAGCAATGCTACAGCAATACCTAGCTATATAAGTAAAGTAAAGGAAAGTAAAGAAGAAGAAAATAAAGAAAGTAATAATGTATTACCGGGGCAAAAAGCCCCTACCCCTAAAGGGGCGAAAAAAACAAAGGGATTAAGCGATAAGGAGCAAAAGTTTTTAGACCTCTTTAATGAAACCACCAGCAGAAAATTTGAAACCTTAAACGCCAAAGCAAGAAAACAACTTAAGGTGCTTTTAGAGGCTTCGCCAAAATTCACTGAAAAACAATTCCAGAAAGCTGTAGCCGCTGGCCATAAAGATTCCCTTAAATGGCCAAATCCTTCCCAATTTACTCCTGAATACATTACAAGAGATGATAAATTTGATAAGTACTTAAATGCTATAGACTCCGTAACTGCTTCCGTTGCCGCTTCCGTGGCTGGCATGGGAAACATTAAAGCAAGAATAGCAGCACAACAAGCAAAAGACTAAAATTATGAAAACACAAGGACAAGTACCCCCACATGCCAAAGAACTGGAAAAAGCGATATTAGGAGCAATTATCGTAGAAAATGGTTCTATTACCAATGTTTTAGAGATCATCAAAACACCAGAAGTCTTTTACGTGCCAGCGCACCAACAGATTTTTAAAGCTATGTTAGAGCTTTATAACGCTTCTGATGCTATAGACTTCTTAACCGTAGTGCAGCAACTAGATAAACAGGCCGTTTTAGGCACTTCCGGCGGTCCTAGTTACATTGTAGAGTTAAGCCAAGGGATTTACTCATCTGCTAATATTGAAACGCACTGTCGTAAGATTTTAGAGGCTTACGTAAAACGGCAGATTATAGCAACGGCCCACCAATTACTAGCAAGCTCTTATACTCCTGTGGTGGATGCTATAGATTTATTAACAAAAGCCCAGGGAGATATTATCAATTTAAACGAAATGGTATTTCAAAAACAGGAACAAACCATGTTGCAGGTAGTAGGCGAATGTATAGGTGATATACACCACAAAAGAACCTTAAAGGATATAACCGGGATGGCGTCACCTTGTACTAGTATAAACCGCGTTACCGCAGGATGGCAAAATTCCGATCTTATTATCGGGGCAGGACGTCCTGCAATGGGCAAGACTGCTTTTGTCCTGAATGAGATCCGGCACATTGGGGTAAATCTGAAACGTCCTGTAGGAATATTCAGCCTTGAAATGGCCGCTAAGCAACTTGTAAACCGGTTAATATGCTCTGAAACCCTAATTGATTCTAATAGCATACGCCGCCCAGGCAGGCTTTCAGATGATGAATTAGTAAGGATTAACCGGGATACCGCAAGATTGGCCAGCAGCCCTATTTACATTGATGATACGGCAGGAATTAGCATTATGCAGCTAAAAGCCAAAGCAACAAAATGGAAAGCGAAATACGGCATTGAGTTCTTAGTGGTGGATTACCTGCAATTGATAAAAGATCCGACTAAAAAGAATCGGGAACAGGAGATAGGAAGTATTACCCGCCAGCTTAAAGAACTTGCCAAAGAGTTGAATATACCTGTAATAGCTTTAAGCCAATTAAGCCGGGAAGTTGAGAAAAGAAACCCTAAACGCCCTATGTTGTCAGATTTGCGGGAATCAGGATCTATAGAACAAGACGCTGATTTAGTTTTCTTTCTTTACCGGCCAGAATATTACGGAGTTACGGAAGATGAAATGGGCAACAGCGTAAAAGGTATAGTTGAGATTATTATCGCTAAACACCGTAACGGAGCAACAGAAGATATTTATGTAGAAGCTGATTTGGCCACTAACCGTTTTGCGGATGTGGGAGAATTAAACAGGATAGAGCCAGAACCCGCGTATAATATTAACAAAATGCCTGTAAGCCAATTTGAACCAGAAGAAGCCCCATTTTAGATTATGAAAAAATATGATAAAGGGGCAGAAAAAATGTTTAGTCTATATAAAAACTTTGGCATTAAAATCACTATGAAATCAGGGTTTAGATATAGATGGATTTCTAGTATTATTACTTTGCCACATGGGCCAGGGCCATTAAAAAAGTACTATCCATTTGGTTATTTTCTTTACATGAATTAATTATGATTACCACAAAAGACAAACAAAGCAGATTACAGATTAAATTAACCATGCCAACCCATAAAACCCGTAGTAGGTTTGAAAGTTGGAGCCGGGACCAGTTAATATCCTACATAGATGGCCAGTGCAGTTGTGATTATTGCAACCTAGCTAGGGAAGTTTTAAGGAACAGAGAAAAACAGTTAAGATTTTACTAGTATGGCCATTTTACAAAAAGTATTAGTGAATAATCAGGACCGTGAAAGCCTGAAAGCCCTTTACGATAAAATAAAGGCCAGACCGGAAGAGCTTTTGGAAATCTTTATCTGCAATCACAAGCCATGCAGGACTGCCAACCAAAGGAAATACTACTTTGGTGTTATTGTCGCCATCTTAGCAGAACATACAGGGTTTACGCGCGAAGAAATGAGCGAAGAGCTAAAATTGAAGTTCAATAAAAAATCAGTTAAACGTTCAGATGGTTCTTGGCTCGTTTATGGTGGTAGTATAGAAAATGAAAAGGTTAACGATTGTGAACGTATCTTTGAAGATATACGGCTTTGGGCTTTTGAGTATATGTCTTTAGTAATACCATTGCCTACCAGAATTAAAAATGATGAATTAATAACCTTAAACTTGCACTAAGATGGAAAACCAATTGTGTTTTTATTTAAATCAGGAAGGCGAACTTATAAACATTAAAGAAGCTAAAAAGATTTTAAATCCAGTTATAAAAATATTCGGTCCTGGTCCTAGTGGAGAACGATGTAAAAATTGCAAACATTTATTTTATAAAAGTTATTCTAAAAAGTATTATAAATGTGGATTAAGGATAAATAATAATTCTACTAAAACAGATCATAAAGTAAACTGGCCAGCTTGCGGCAAATTTGAAAAAGAATAGATATGCTTACCTGTAAAATTTGCGGCAGTTTTAAGATCGAAAACAAAGAATTAGCCCTATGCGCTACACATAACAGAGAACGAAGAAAGCCAGAGCCAGAAAAAGCCAATATAAAGCCAATAGTAAAACTTTCTCCTAAAATGCGTATCAGGCTTAGGAAGAAAGCCGAAATGCAAGCACAAGCCTTAAAAGACCGCAAAAACACCGGTTATTGTGAAACGTGCCAGCAACGTAAAGAGTGGCTTACATGGTCCCACACATTATCAGTTAAACAATTCCCCCATTTAGAAGCAGATCCCGAAAACAACATTATTGAGTGCATTTCCTGTCATACCATGTATGAGCATAACAAACCCTTATTTTCAGTAACCTATCCAGAAGCCTGGAAGAAGAAACTCGCCTATATTAAATCTGTACACCCCGAATATTTAGCTCTTTTGTAAAATGTGGATAACTTTTTAAGATATTTTCCACTTCCCTATTGACTGGTATTATACGTTTGCCGTATATTTGTACAACAATTAAGCAGAGCAATTTAACAACTAAGAAAATGAGAACTGTAACACCTGACCAAAGCAAAAACTATCATACAGCAGGACAAGCCTTAATAGATTTAGGATTTGAATATGAAGGGGAATTTATTGGCCCTATTAACCATGTTAACGGGCAAAAGAAATATAGTGTGTTTTCAAAAGATGGCAAGGACTATGCATTTTATAGTATGCACCATTATAACTCCCTTATTTACAGCATTAAACTTAAAAAAGTAAACATGGACAATTTAATTTTAGCTTAATAAATGACAAAGGAACAACTTCGCGATTTCAGAGAATCCAAAGACCTAAACCAAAAGCAGCTTGCCGAATATCTAGGAGTAACAAGGCAAGCAACTGTTAGCGATTGGGAAAGGGGAGAACGAAAGATCCCTAAATGGGTAGAATTAAGGATAAAAGCAGAAATAAGAAAATAGAAATTAAAAAAGTAAAATGAGCAATGATACAAATAACAACTAAACAACTGCCAAACGGTTACTACTTAACCGAAAGCTTTATTAATAACAAGCTAATAAGCTCCTGCTGTTCCTTAGATCGGGAGTATACTATAAAAGAAGAAAATAAAGTGTGTGAAATAGCTAAGCGGAATTTAAGAAAATGAGCAGCGAGAAAGTAATAACAAATATTATAGGCGAAAGTATTGTTATAGAAAAAGGCTTAAATTCTTTGGTGCAAATATGGACAGAAGATATTATTACCAACCGTATTGGTCCTGCTATTGATCTTAATTTGTCAGAACTTATACAATTAGCCGCCATTATTCAAGACTTAATTACAGAATTAGAAGAAGATGATTAAAACCACGCTGATAAATTATAATTCTTATTGTCCTATTTGCGGGTGTATTACCTGGAAGTATTACGAAGGATTGAAAATATATTGTAGTGGATGCAATACAGAAGTAAAGTAATAAAGTATTAAGAGTATTAACCTTTAATAAAGTATTAACAGTTAACAATTAAGACAATGACCCAAAAAGAAAAAGAACAAAAACAATTAGAATTACGCCGGGAATTAGCGGATTTACAAACACGGCTGCAAATGTTGGAAGATGAAAGAAGAGCTTTAGAGGCCACGCCAGTACAGAAGGATTTTAAAGTATGGGAACCGGAAGAATCTCAAACAATATGGGATTCGGGCACTATTGAATCAACTAGCTATTCTGAATATTTATGGCACAATATTTTTGAAGTTGGAATGTTCCATCCTACCAAAGAAGCAGCAGAACACCACCACGCCTTTCTAGTTATGCTCCATGACCTTCATAAATTCGCTATAGAACATAATGAAGGGTGGAAGCCGGTTTGGGGACAAGAATCAGAATATATTTATTGGGATAGGGAATATGATAATATAAGTAGAGACGAGACATGGGCAAACCAGGAAACTATCTTACCCCATTTTAAGCCAGGGTTAAATTTAGCCCAAAAAGCCATAGAGACCTTTGGAGATCGTTTAAAAATCCTTTTCGAGTATTATAACAGCTAGTAAGATGAAAGGCTTTATTAACTGGCTATTCCCTAAAAGAGATCAACTAAAAGGAATAGATAAAATGAAATATACTCTAGGAATTAAATAATAAGAAAATGAGCGAAAGATTTTCCAGATACTTTATCCTAGTGGTCTACGCTGTTTTAGCAATTTATTGTATATTTAAGATAGTATTATAGTTTTTTAATAATTAACACAATGAAAGAATTTTTACTTTACCTTCCAGAAATGCTTACCAGTGCTGGCTACATCCTTTTAGTATGGTTATTTGCAGCCGTTTCTTCTTTTATCCCGTACTTCTTTAACAAATACAAACAAAATAAGCAGCATTATAATGGCTAAGAAAAGAATATTAATAGCAATAGCATCATCCCCAATATTTGCAACATCTATCCTAATGCCTAAACCAGTTAAATAATGGCTAAGAAGAAACAACCCGAACTACAGCAGGAACAAGAAAAGGTATTTGAAGTTATCCCGGCAGTATATGAGCAATTTAATTGGGGTATTGGATGGGAGAAAGAAGAGGCTGGAAACCTCGCTGAATCTTTAGTTTCTGAAATTGCAGATATATTGGAGAAAGCAAATGTTTTGGAGTATAAGGATATTGTCTTACATGAAACCCTAAACAGCTTTAAAGGCAATAGCGATAACTTAAAAGCTTTCTTATTCTTAGATACTGCTGTAGAAGGGAATTTGTATGTTGTAGATGATGAGCCTAATGACATTGCAGTAAAGGCCACCAAAGGCACGTTAATTATCCTTAAAGGCTATAACTATTCATTTAGTACTACCTTGTCCGCTAAACGTAGAGTATTAGAACTAATATTTTAGTTGTACCTGGGAGGCGTACAACGGCAGAAGGGAGAGCAATTGCTTTCCTTTTTGTTTTTACGTATATTCGTATGTTCATAAGGATTAATAAAGAAAGGGGAAGTCTTGGCGGGCTTTCCTTTTTTCTTTTAATATCGTATATTTATTATTGAATCTGTCCTAACAAGGAAATACTATTATGCCACGTGGAAGACCCAAAAACCCAGACGGACCAAAGAAACGAGAAAGCAGTACTAACTTTAGAGATAAGGCTAAAAAGACAAGTGAAGACAGAACAATAGAATTAGTCCCTTTCTTTGATGGTTCCTACCAACGTAAATCTAATGCCGGTAGACCTAAAGAGGGTTTAGATTCTTTACCAGAGGATTGGTATGAGCAGATTATAGATATGTATTCTAACGGTGCAGATGATAGCGAAATAATGGCTACTATCTATATGTGGCGGGGAAGATTCTCTTATGATCTTTGGGAAAGATGGATGAATGAAGAACCAGAATTTTCCGAGACCATAAAAATGGGCCGCATCATTGCAAAGGCTTGGTATATAAAATTAGGCCGGGAACAGCTACGTAACAACTTCTTCCCTTTTGTGGGCTGGTATATGCAAATGAAAAACAGGTTCGGCTGGAAGGATAGAAACGATGTTACATCCGATGATAAGCAATTAAACGAAGGACAGGAAAGTAAGACAATTAAGTTTGCAGACGGGACAGAGGTTAGTTTATGATAATTGAACCTTTCGAGCAACAGTTAGAACTTATTAAACACACTTTAAATGATACTACTACAGTAATAGTTTATGGTGGTGGTATCAGAGGGGGCAAAACCTTTGGTGCCTTTATAGCGGATTTCCTGTACCTTAAAAAGTATCCTGGTAGCCGTGCTGCTGTTGTTCGGGATAGCACCCCTACACTTTACCGTAACACCATACCTAGTTATAACAAGCTTACTCCTGTTAAGCAGATAAGCAACATTCAACAGCTTCAAACACCTATTAAGTATCGGAATAGCGAGTTGTTCTTCTTTGGTGAAAACTATGACCACGATAAGGATTTGAACAGATGGAAGGGGTTAGAAGTTAATCTTATCCATTTAGAAGAATTTAACGAACTACAAGAGGCTAGTTTTGATAAAGCTATAGAAAGGGCCGGAGCCTGGATTATACCTAACCAATCCAACCAACCACCACCAAAGATTATAGCAACCTGCAACCCTTCTAATGGATGGGTGAAAGACCGTATATATGATAAATGGAGGAACGGGACACTACCAAAAGGATGGGTGTTTATACCGGCTCTATTAGAGGACAACCCGCATCTTAGCGAACAATACAAGGAAAGCTTAAAGAACCTACCCGAAAAACATTATCGTGTATTTGTTAAAGGCGAATGGGAAGCTCTGGAAATAGAGTCCTTATTCGCTTATGAATTTGACCATGCGAAACACGTTAGCAAAGAGGTAATTCAGATAGATAAATACCATGATTTAATCTTGTCATTTGACTTTAACATAGCTAACACCTGTCTGGTTCAGCAGATCATTGGCAATGAATGGCGAGTATTGCAGGAGTATCATCTTAAAGGAGGTTTGGAAAACGTATGTAGGCAGATTAAAGAGGATTATGATATTTACTATCCTAACTATATTATTAATGGTGATGCTTCTGGCAGGTCTGGATCTGCCCTTACTGCTGGCAATGCTAATGCCTACGAAATAATAAGATCAGTATTTGATATGTCAGTTAAAGAGGTAGTAAGATATGTCCCTTTAGCTAATCCTTCCCACAAGAACAGTTATCTGCTATTTAACACTATCCTAAAGAACATGGGCTTTAGGGTTAATCCAACCTGCAAAGGATTTATTAAAGACTTGCAAAACGTCCAAGTTAAGACACAGCCCAGTTTTGTCATTAATAAGAAAGATGAAAGTCTTACGCATTTTCTCGATCCTGTAAGATATACTGCTAATTCTATGTTGCACCACAAATTGCAGGAATTGGGAATACCTAATTAGCAACATTTAGCTTTGATTCCTGTAGTTATTTTGCTATATTTGAATAGATAATATAGCAATATGGCAAATCCATTTCAAGAGTTTAACGGCGTTAAGTATTCTTTATATTCCAACAGCAAGTATTATGCTAATGGTAAAAACAGAATGCATAGAGTTGTTTGGGAGTATTATAACGGACCTGTACCTAAAGGTCACGTAATACACCACAAAGACGAAAACAAATTTAATAATGATATTTCTAATTTAGAGTGCATGCCCAAAGGCAAACATTCCTCCATGCATGGTAAAGAAGGATGGCTTCTTACTCCCGAAGGTAAAAAGCATAATGAAAGAATAAGGGAATTAACTAAAGAATGGCATAAAACAGAAAAAGGCGTTAACTGGCATAGAGAGCATGCTAAAAAAACAATCGCTTTAAAAGTGTTTTCTAATACATGTGAACAATGCGGCCGGGCATATACTTATAAATCTAGCATACCTAAAGGCAAATTTTGTCATTTAAATTGCAAAATGAGGGCTTTAAGGAACAAAAGAAAACAACAAATAGTATTAGACCTTTAAAGCTAGACCCCCTACGCTATACGGCTAATGCTATGCTTTCTTATAAGCTCCAAGAATTAGGTATCCCCCAATAAAAAAGAAAAAGTTATCCACAATCGTGGTTTACCTATTGATTTATATTATACGCATTGCGTATATTTGTATCAACAAAAAGGGAATAAAAAAACTAAAACAACAGAAAATGAGCAAATACACCACCTCCGCATCCATGAATAAGTTCTTAACTCAAATTGTTAAAGAAGAAATTTCTTTAGGGCCAAAAGCTTCTAAAGCCAATGTTAAAAAAGCTGATAAATTTTTAAAGGAATTACGCGACAATTACGCTGATATGATTGAAGTTGAAATCTGCGGGGAAGATTATGAAGCCTGGGATTTGTTATTGCGGGTTAAATTGGGTTCTGAATTTTAGCCAGAACCTTTAGCACAAATTTCCAATAATTAAAAAATTAAGAAAATGGCAGCAACCAATAAAATAGAACAGGCTTTAATCGTGGCGAAGGGAACAAGATCCGGATATATTAAAAACGAGTATGGGGGCAAAGAATGGGTTATTAAATCAACTGGCCAAAAGATAAGAGAAAAAACGGCTAGGAGTATAATCGCTAATCTTGGATTGATTAAAATTAAATTAAATGAAGCGGGGGAAACCTCTTTAGGTATTTGCTATATATTTCCTGATGACATTGCGTTATATAAAACAACTAACAATGAATAAGCCTATCTGTATAAAAAGACAAAAAGGAGAAGATTGTTCTTCTCCTTTAAATAATCTATGTGAAAACTGCAAACAACTATTAATTAATATCCTTGTTCGGCAATCACCGAATGACTATATTTACGTATAACAAACGAGCATTTAAATGTAATAAACTTTAATAAGATGGAGGTATATACTACAGGCGGTTATGTCATAGACAAAGAAGGGCATTTAGTCTTTTTCGGAATGGAGGTAAAAGGGCTAAAGTCAGGATCTACTAGTATAGTTAGTTTTTAAATGAGCAAACGATAAATATTAAATGAAAAGTATAAGCGAAAAAGCAAAGCAGTTAGGTTGCGATAAAGAAACAGTTAGAAAGAAGTGTTTAAAGTGTGAACTGCCCTGTAAGAAGGTAGGGAATACATTTATAGTATTTGAACCAGAAGAAGAAGTAAAAGTGATTAAAGATCAATTCGATGGAGTTGATGTATATTTAGTAAAGAGCAACATTAATAATTAACACATGAAACAAGAACAAAACACCTTTAACAAGGATGAGAAAGAGAAAGCCCGTAGGAGGCTAAAATACTTTGAAAACTATGCTGTATTGCGGCCAGAACAACAGCAGGAAAGGATTGATATTATGGCGAAGTATCCAGATCTTAGTTACGTAATGTGATGAAGGTAAAAATTAAAAAGGATGGCAGGACTTTAGAAATAGAGGAAGCCAATAGCGAAAACGGGGTTTATTTAGGTATTGATAATGGCTCGTATCAATATGGCCTTTATTTAGATAGTAATGAAATATATGAGATAATAGCCTTTTTAGCTGTTCAATATCACAAGTTAGAAGGTGAATGACATGGGAGAATTGCTACTTATCGTCTTTGGGGTTGTTATTTACTTTATCCCTTCTTTCTGGGCTATGGATAAACGCAATAGCGGGGCTATATTCGCTTTAAACCTCTTTCTGGGATGGACGTTTATCGGATGGGTAGGCGCCCTTATATGGGCTATAATGGACAAGCCGCCAGTAAGGCGTAGGCAGCCATTAAGCCAGGATGCAAAGCTTTCCTATTGCCCGTATTGCGAGATAGAAACCAAAACATATTATCAACCGGTTTCTGGATTAGCAGACATTAGAAGGTGTACAGAGTGCAATGGTATTAAGGGTTAGTAAAATATTAATTGTTAATAAATTATGAACAATTGCGAAACAGTTAAAGAAGTACAAATACCTGGGTGTTATTCGGGGGTGTTAAAAGTTAATGTGGGTTTAGAGCCAGGGACAGAGGTGTCCTGGCTAAGCACTAAAGAAGGGCACCCAATGGTTTATGATGGTGGGAATACGGTAATAGATGCTGATGGCAATATTGTATTAGATAAAGAAGCTATACAGATTGATTACTTTAATACCTATAAATTCAGGCTATTAGACAGTGTAAACAATACTCTAAACATTAAAGGTTATGACTGTTATCGGCTAATGCCTGTTAAAAATGCTAATGAAGTAGTAGACGTTGTAATATGAAATCGGAGATTGTAATTATCGGGGCAGGTGTACAAGGTGCAACAATATCAGCAGAATTAGCTAAATATGAAGTATCTGCTATCTTTATAGATGATTTAACAGAAGCAAGGCAATATGAATTATCACCACAATTGCCAGAAATTGTTTATACAATCCCAATTATTAATCATTCAAAATACTTTGCACCTGTTGTTAATAATAGAGCATCTAGGAGAAAAGCTAAACGCAAAAAATAACCATGAAAACAATTAAAAACGGACGCAAACGGGGCTGCGGCTCTTGTGGTCAATCAGAATCTTATGAGTCTTTACAACTTACTCAGCCTATTATTACTGGGCTTGATGGTGGCCAGTTTAGAGCTACTGTATCAATACACCATCCAGCCGGGGGAGATATTCGGCAGGTACGGTCTATGGCTGAATTACCACTGGATCAAAAGCTGGCGGCGTAAAGATCGTTGGAAACGTTACCTGTTAAAGCCTTTTATATGCCAGTATTGCAATTCGGTATATTTATCAGCAATTGTATATTTTGGGGTTATAGTAACGGATTTTAGCACGTTTCAGGCAAAGATTATAGGACTATTCCTTTTTATGGGAGTGGTTTATATTTGGGTAAAAATATTGGATAAGATAAAATGAGCAAAAGAGAAAATATATCCTTTACTAATGATATTGGAGAAACAGAACAAATACAATTTTATGGGTTCGATCAATTTGGAGATATGACAATAAAAACAACTACGCCAAATGATGTATATAATTTTTATTTAAGTGAACATGATGCTATTAAGCTAATTGAGTTTTTGCAAGCTAAAATTAAAGACAGAGAATAATGCTTAAAGACCTATTTAAACCCAAACCAAAGGATAAACCCACCCTTGTTTATCCTTTTAAAGCAGAAGCCGGCCCCGTAGAATTTAAGTTTTGGTCCGGTGATGTGGCGTATTTTGGCATGGTCAACGGGAATAATCTCCCCCATATTCGTTTTGATGCCTCACAGCAGGTCTTTAAAGAACTAGCCAGGGGTGTAGATGATGAAAAGTTAAACGCACTCTGCAAGGCTAATTTAGAGCTATTTAAACGTATGATGGAAGGGGACAAGGACGCGGCTTTAGAGGGAATATATATAAACAAGCAGATATTAGAACGAAATGCCTTTTCTAATTACTCTTATCTATCCTTAAAGCTAGGATCTTGTTTTTATGTTCGCCAGGATGAGGATATAAATACGTTCGATTGGGACAGTGCAAAGAAGAACGTTAAACATTGGATGAACAATGAACAAGACCTGTACGCTTTTTTTTTGAAGAGCCAGCTAATAGACTTACTGCCATTCAGCGAATACTTGAAAACGAATATCCATCGATTTTTAAACGCAGACCGGGAACGGGACCAAACAGAAATAAATATTCTTCTTCGCTTAGGGATGAATTACAACAAGAACAAACTTTCCGAAAGCAACAACTTGAACGGGATCGCAGAGATGTTGACTATGCGACAATGGCCAACAAGCTCAGAGGGACTAACCTAAAGATGGAGGATTTGCAGTCTATGAGCGTATTGAAGTACTATGAATTTGTAGATAAACTGAATAAGGATATACAACGACAGAATAAAAAGTAAACAATTATTTACCCTGATTACCTAGCAAGTTTAGCCCGTACTCCCAAAGGTACGGGCTTTTGCTATTTTATAGGTTTAATCGTATATTTACTTAATCCGTATTCCTTATTATGGCAGTCCAAAATATTACCAGTAAGTTCGAAATTGATGATTCTGATTTAACTAAATTAGATCATAAATTTGATGGCTTAATAAAAAAGAATCAGCAGTTAGGTGATGAGGCTAAAAAAGCTGGCGATGCTTTAAAAGGCGCTGGCAACGCGCCTAATGACCCTTTAAAAAAGCAATTAGGGTTATTAGAACAACTCGAAAAAGAATACAAGGATTTAGAATCAGCACGGCGTAAATCTACCAACGCAAAAGAGATACAAGGCTTTAACAATGAATTGGCATTTACTAAGCAGCGTATTGATAATCTTACTAAATCCCAAATAAACTACAATAAAGAGGTTAAGAATACAGGCCAACAAGGTAGCGCGTTAGGTGGTGCCTTTAAAAGTGTTGGTGGGATATTGGCGGGTGTTTTTGCTATTGACAGTATATTGTCTTTTGGCAAAGAGGTAGTAGAATTAGGCGTTAAATTTGAATCTCTTAAAACATCTATCGAATTTAGTTCTGGATCTGCTGAGGCTGGCGCACTTAACATGCAATACCTCTCTGATGTTTCTAAACGGTTGGGGCTAGACTTATTAGGAGCGACACAAGGCTTTCAGCAGATACTAGCGGCTGGCAAGGCTTCCGGTTTAGAAGGTGACACAATACGTGAAGTATTTGAAGGAGTGGCCACAGCAGCCCGCGTAATGGGCAAAAGTACAGCAGATCAGGAAGGGATATTTTTAGCTCTTTCGCAAATGCTTTCTAAAGGAACAGTACAGGCAGAAGAATTAAGGGGGCAGATCGGGGAACGATTACCAGGGGCTTTTGAATTAGCCGCTAAGTCTATTGGCGTTACTACCCAAGAACTTAATAAGATGTTGGAGCAAGGGCAGGTATTATCTGCCGACTTCGTTCCTAAATTTGCGGCGCAACTTAAAGAAGAATTTCAGGATGGTATACCTAAGGCTGTTAATTCTACTGGCTACGCTTTAACTCAATTAGGCAATAATTATGATAAGCTTTTAAAGAATATTTCTGAAAGCAATGATGGGTTTATAAACAGGACCATAAAAAACACATCTAAGCTTTTAGATTGGATGGGTGAAGCTTTTAAGGATCGTGACAAAAAAGCGCAACAGGAACAATTGGCTGCTAATGGTGCTTTTGAGAATGATATAACAAAGCAATTTAAAAACATTGCTAAAGCAGCTAAGGAAAGCGGTAAGGATGTCCCTACAGAATTAGGCAAGGCGGCAAAATATTATACAGATCATATTACAGCCCAAATACAAAAAACACAAACCGAATACGATAAGCTTAAAAAGACCGGATTTAATGCCTTAAGCGCGGAACAGGACGCATTAGGGATATATTTTAAGGCTGATTACGATAAGGTTCTTAAAGACCGGGAAAATACCTTAAAAGGGCTAAAAGGTGAGCTTACAGCAGTTAATAGGGCCGTTGAGGCTAGTTTAAAAGTAATGAATCCCGGCGAAGGTAAAACAGTAACGCCGCTAGGGACTATTGAAGAATTAGAAAAGGCTATTAAAATCCTTCAACAAAGCAAAAAGGACACTGTAGGTTTAACGCAGGTACAAGCCAATCAATACAATCAAACTATTAAGTACTATCAGGACTTACTTGATAAACTAAATGGAGTAGAGAAAAAAGGCCCCAAGAAAAAGAAAGATCCTAAATTGCCTGATGTTGCTTTGCCTTCTTTTAACATCCCTATTCCAGCAGAAGAACCCTGGGATATATTGCTCAAACACTATGACGATATAGAGAAAAGAGCAATAGAAACGCCAGAAAAAGCAGCCGAATACTGGAATCATCTTTGGGGTGGTGAAATGCCTGATGCAATGGCAAAGTTTACTGATGCTGAAATAGAAGAACATAAAAAGCGTACTAAGTTCTTTGAAGAACAGGAACAGGCTAAACTAGAATATCGGAAAGCAGTAGAAGAAGAAGCTTATAACTTCGCCATATCTTCTGCCAACGCCTATATGGATTTCAGGTCCCAACAAATTTCTGATGAATTAGGAATGTTATCCGCAATGCGTGAAGCGGATTTAGTTTTAGCAGGTGACAACGAACAGGCGAAGCACGATATTGGAGTACAATACGCTGAAAAGGAAAAAGAGCTACGGAGAAAGCAAGCAGTAAACGATAGAAACCAAGCCCTGTTTAACGTGGCTATTAGTACAGCTACAGGTATTATGTCCGTTCTTTCTACAGGTGGTGGCACTAGATATGCGGATTTTGGTATATCTGCCGGTATCCTTTCGGCTTTGGTGGCTGCTACAGGTGCAGTACAAGCAGGGTTAATATTAGCCAGACCCATTCCCCAATTCTACAAAGGAACAGAAAGTAGCCCGGAAGGTATTGCCTGGGTTGGTGAACGTGGCGCAGAAGGCAAGATAACTCCTGATGGCCGGTTCTCTGTTATTCCTGGGGGCGCACATTTGGAACATTTACAAAGAGGCACTAAGATTATTCCTAATCATAAATTATCAGATTTCATGGATCGGGAAATCAATATGCCTAGTATGTCTGTTCTTGATAGTGGAATATCAAATATTGATTATGATAGATTAGGTGCAGCCGTAGGAAGTCAATTATCCAAAGTAACAGTGCAACAAGACATTTACGATGAAAAAGGCTACAGATCATTCGTAAGAAGCCAAAATCAGCGTAAAGAGCGCCTAGAGCGTAAGAACAGATTCAACCGTAGTTTATAATGCAAAGATTCTTTTTAGTAATTGACAATGTTGAAACCGAAATACAACAGCCAGAAGGGTGGGGAGATATGCAACGGAGCATATCCCGACAGATGGAAACTTTCGGTTTTATGGAAGAATTTAGTAAGACAGATTTAACTTTTCATTGTGGTGGATCTGATTTGCCAGGAGGATTAGATATTATACAAGCTGCTTATAATG